TGTATTAGCATCATAATCACCCCAACCTGTAATATAAGATCTATTACCAGGCATTGCTTGTATTCTTTTTAATTCTTCTTCAGTTATACCTGGAAACTCTTTTTTAAGTTCTGGTATTGTAATAGCTTTTAATTCACCAACATAATATATGTCTTCAAAGTTTGGATCTTCTGTATAAGAATAAACCATATAAGCTGGATCAACATAATCTACAGTAATACCTTCTGCTGTATTAAAACTAGTTTTAGCAGCTGCAATACCACAAACCGTTAAATCCATATTTAATCTACGTCTGATTAAATCATATTTATTTTGAGCAAATACACTAGATATTGCTTCTTCTTCTGCTATTTCTACACTTTGCTTATAAGACAACTGCATGTGTAATTCTAGTTCTTCAGGACTTTCTGGTAATTTTCCTGCTTGAGACTGATATAAATCTAGACCTAAAGTTTGTTTTAAATTATCTAAGTATTCCTGAGATAACATATCTTCATAAATCTTAGAAGCGTAATTAGTTCTTTTCTTTATTGACTCTGGGTCTTGAGCATAAGCTTTGATGTCATATGTTTTTGAAGATATACCATTAACTACTATATCTACAAATTTAGATAATATAGGAACTGGTTTCCAGTCTAAATTAAGATAAGACAAATCACCGTTAATAGCTAATTCATCTTTATATTTTTGTATTGATTGCTCACCTCTAGCATATGATCTTAACTGATGAAAGTTATTCCAATTAGTTAAGTATCTATTACCACTAGTTCTTCCTTGAGCAAACCACTCTTGTTCAATAGCTTGAGCTACTTGGGAACCATATTCCCAGCTTGCTTTTTCCGCGTCACTTACAACTTGACTTGGAAAAGGACTATTGGTGTTAGTGTATATATTCATTTAACTTATTATTTTTGATGTAGCGCCTTTGTTATTGTATTTTTTAATACCTAAATCAACCGCTTTTAATTCTCTTTTAACAGATGGAGTATATCTATGTTTATTACACGCCATTAACGCTAAACCAGAACTAATAGATGCATCATGTGTTGTTCTATTATTTATATTAAATTTAGCCCAGTCTTCTAATGTTCTTTGAAAATACATATCTCCATAACCCGTTTCTTTTAAACCTACAAAATGTTCTATATAGGTTTCAATTGCTGAAGCATGAGCTTGTTTTATATCTTCACTAGAATTAGGTATACCACCTATTTCTTTTTCTGTAACTGACAATTTGTTTCTTTTTTTATCAGGTCTGTTCATTGCAAAACCTCTATATCCTCGCTTTTTAAAATAATACAATAATCTAGGTTTATTATTTTCCGCAAGTATCGGCATACCATAAAAAACACAAGCCATTAAAACATCNTCAAAAAATATTTCAGCTGTTTGAGGTCTAGCTATATATTCTAAGAAAAAATGGTTTGGTGGATGATTTTCCATGCTAAACTTAGTTAATCCATGTAAAGANCCATTTTGAACCTCTTTTATCTACAGTTCCTGATATATCATATGGATCACAACCAAAAGCTCCTATATGTTCATTACCAGGATAATTTATACCATTTTTATTATATCTTCTATTTTGTATAGAATACTCAGGTATCCATGTAACAAAAAATCTACCATTTTTGTTTGGCATAAATATAACTCTTGTATCTTGCTCTCCATTTTCCCATTGAAAATTACCTTGAGTTACATTTATACTATTTTTTACATCTTCATTAAAATCTATTTGTTCATATATTTTTGTCAAATTAAATAATGACTCTTTAGATTCATCTCTAAACGCATGTTTTGTTGTACGAGGAAATTGTCTATAAAATTCATTTAACCCGTCTTGATCATCTTTTAAACCCTCTACTTCATTATTCCAATATTCTATAACACCTTGTTTTATTAAAGAACCTTGGGTATCTTTAACCGGTTTTTTTGGTGTATCGAATACAGGTAGTCCATAAGAATCAATGTATCCCTCGTAGTTCCATTCCATAGGTATGAACAAGCTATATAATCCTGAGCGAGTCTGTCCATTGCTGTTTCTCTGTGTAACATCTGAGTCATCATATAATTTTTTAAAGTTTCTACCACCTTTATCTAATGAGTTGCTTGTTGAACCCATCATACATTTACCAATTATTTTACTACCTAATCTTAATGTCGTTTTTGTGACCCTCCAGTTGTTGAGGATGTTGTTTGGCTTTTCCCATTTACCCGATTCGTCGTGAACGAGTAGTTTGAGTTTCTCCCCATCGTAGGAGTTATCACCGGTGTTTTTCCAGTCGATGGTGGTGTCAAGGCCTTGTAACTCTTCTTGTAAGGTTTCATCAGCGGAGGCGGTGAGTTTACGACGGGTATATTTGGTTGCGGGGACACGGTAGGCAAGCTCGGTCTTTGGGCGGTCCATTCCGTCCTGGGTCGGTTTGAAAAAGAAGGGGTAATTAACCGATATGGGTACCACTTTATCTGTGAACATTTTCTTGGCATCAGGTCCAGACTTGGATAATATACCATACCTAGAGTCACTTGATATGGTTGCCAAGTTAACCACCTCTCCTGAAGCCATAAATGAGAACCCAGAACGTCTGTTCTTAAGGTAACACATCCCATAGGATCGTGGATCTGCCTTACAAGCTTCCCAGAAAATAAAGAATAATCTATTTGATTCCCGAAAGTCTGGTGCCCCGACATCAATTTTAGACCACTGCAAGTACATGTAATGAGTGCCAGTAAGGTAAGTAGGAATATTTTGGTTATAAAACCAAAAACCTTCTTCCCTAAGGGTAAATTCATTATCAATGTAATCATACCATCTTTCTTTAAAATCTTCTGGATATTTTTTAAAATCAAAAACACTTTTTATTTTACTTAATACTTTAGGATATGTAAATTTACTCCAAGTGTTTTCTTTAAATTTATATATATTTTTTTGTTGAGGTAAAGCTATTTTAAGGTTTTGTATTTCATATACATCTCCTATTGTACCATCTTTACTAATAACAACTATGTCATGTTGTTCATTATAACCATACTCCCATTTTTTATTTTTATTATATTTTTTAAGAGTACTAGGAGTTATATAATCTTTTAATATTGTATATAATTCTTGTTTATACATTATTTAGACCTCCCTTCTGCAAAACCTTTAAAACTTATTTTCTTTTTTTCTTCAACTTTAGGTTTATTTTCTAACATGTTTTTTTCTTCTTCAATACGGTTAAGTATTTCAAACGCGTCAAATATTGCTAATTTTTTTGTAGCTGCAGCATTTTTAAGTCTATCTGCGGAAATATCTGGACCATAATCTATTATAGGTTCTTTAGCAACTTTGATTAATTCTTTTACTGCTACTTGCCCAGCTTGGATTATATTCTTCTTCGTTTCCTTTGTGCTCATATTTAATTACAATATCATTTGATTCCATGCAATATAAACGTTTTCCATCAATTAAAAACTGCCAATTTCTATTAGGTTTAAAACCTACTAAATCTCCTTCGTTTATATTAAGATTATTTAAATTACTATTACCGTATTTTAATATACCTTTTAGTTTTTGTTCTTTATTTATTGTTAAATTGTTTTTATCTTTTATAGGCTGTATAAAACATCGATTAGCAAATGTATGCCAACCATTTTTGTTTTTATATAAATATATTTGATCTAAACTAACAAAATAAAGATTATTTTTAAACCAAGATCTACTAACTTTCTTTTTACCTTGCATGTTATAAAAAGTTCTAAATACATTTTGATGTATTACTATAGTATCACCTTTTTTTATTTTTGTTTTAAAAGCTAAAGGTATTTCAATTACTTTAGCTAATCTATTTACAAAAGTCCATGATTCAATTTTAGTATTAACAACTAATTTTTTATCACCAACTTGTATTTCATTATTGTATTTATCACCTAAAGGTTCTACAATAAAATCATATAAGCTTTTCATTAATACTCTAAATCGTACTCGATTGATATAGCCATGTTAGAATTAAACTTCTTCCACGGCAATACTTCATCGTTTTTCTTTATAAAAATATTATAAGAACTATCCGAAGGTTCTAATAAAATATGCGATATTTCATGACCACCATATACTTGTTGACCAATTGAATAATGCATTGCATCATTTTTATAGTCAGAACCAATACTTATCTTTCTAATATTATTCACTGCTTTCTTCAATAGGTGTTATTTCACCTGTTTGTAAATTAATATTAACAGAACCGTACTCTTCTTCTAATTCTTTTTTAGTTTGCTCTATATCACCGCTAATAATTTTTACTTCACTAGCAATGTTATGTTTTTGTATTTCTAGCACGCCTATATTATTTAATAAACGAGATAATTTTTGTTGTTGATCAGTTATTTTTTTTAACTGATCATCAGTTATTTTTTTCATTTTATTTAAATTTAATTTAATTACTTAAGTGTATAATTACACGCTTTTATAATAATTTAACTTTCTGGTTCAATAGCTACTAAACCATACGCGTCTAAATTAACTGTACCAGTAGAAAAAACTCTTTGTATTCTCATTTTTTCTAATGATAAATCAGAAGTATCATTAGGTTTTATAAATACCGGGTCTTCTTGACCTGCAGGTATACAGTTAATAACAGTACTTGTAGCAAAAGGACCAACTAAACCATATCCAGGATTACCTTGTAAGTTATTAGCTAATGCTCCATTACTTCTATATATTTTAAAATTATATGGAGCTGTTATGCCTCCAACAGGTGGATCTAATGTTAAAACATTATCACTTACAACGTCTGTTACCTGTGTTATAAATGCTGGACGATTTGTTGCGTTGTCATCAACATATACTACGTCTCCTACTGCTACTTTACCACTATAACCTGTTTGAGCAGGATTAAAAGTACCTAAATATTTAGCAGTTACTGGTCCAGTTAATGTTGCGCCACTAGTACTACTCGCGCCACTCTGATAAGATCCAGGTTGTGGAATATTTATCGTATCACTTACTAATACGGGAATTGCTTTATTAAATGCTGTCATTTTATTTTTTATTTTTTATTGTTTGGAATTTTTCAGCTCCACGAGAACCAAAGTAAGCTACATATACTGTAACTAATAGTGTTTGCAATAAATCAACCCATCCAGTTGATACAGTGAAGCTCCACTCAAAACTATCTAATAATATTAATAACACCATAGATATGGTTAAAAATATTAAAGACATTGGACGTGTATTTTTACTAAGCCAACTATCTGACTTCATATCACTAGTCCAGCGTTTAGATACTTCTTGCATTTCTATTATGTCTAGTTCTAAAAGCTTCATTGCTTTTTCTTTATCTTCAGCCGGTAATGATTCTTCTTTTGATATAAGATTTTTAACTACGCCTAAAACACCGTTATCTGGTAATATATCACCAACTGTACCTAAAATTCCTGGTGCAGATTTTGCAAGAAACTGACCGACTTTAGTTTCTGAAAATTTCTTTTTACTCATGCTTTTTTATACGCTTCTGCTTCCCAAGGAAGATTTTTAGCGCCCTCTTTCATTTTACTTCTTGGGTAGATTTTACCCTTCCAATATACATTTTCATTATCATAATTTAAATCACCTCTTTTCATTTGATNTATATGAACCATTTCGTGATCAATAACATCTTGTGTTCTTGATGGATCAACATCTTTGTTTATGATAATAGTTAAATTATTATTAGCTTTACCCATTACGCCTTCTTCCATATCAACATGATATACTGGAGTATTGTCAATTTTATATGGAGGGTTTGTTAATTTAAAAGCCATAATTATTTTTTATAAGGAAATATTTTATTTAACGCATCTCTACGTTTACCACACCCACAACCACCAGGTATACTATCAGCTAGCTTTTTAATTCCGGTAGCTTTGGTGAAGTTTTCAATTGTATCACCTAATCCTTTAGGTTTCATGTAATACAATAAACCATCCCAATACCATCCAGTGCATGTTACGCCGCTAGGTAATTGTATTATAGATTCTCCAGACCCATTGTTATTTTTACAGCGTCTGTAATAGCTTTTGTT